GCTAGTGCTACCCCCCTCCCAATGGTTCCTCCCGGGCGCGATCCGTATACGGGGGGGACGAGCGCGCCATTTCGCTAGCGACTGGATTCCTCACCGGGGAATCCACCCTGAAGCCACCTGCGGCAACGCCCGAAATTATTCTTCGTGATAACAGAAGTTTGCGCGGCATTTTTTCGTGGCCAAGGGTGGATTTTACTATTTCAGTCAAGAATCCACCTGAGCCAGTTTGAGGAGGCCACCTGCGCTGGAAGCCACCCCGTTTCAGCAGGTCTCAAGGGGCTGGACAGAACTTGTTGATTCCAGGTCAAAAAATGGTTTGACATTTCTAGCCCCCTTGACGTACCCCTTGATAATCGAGGAATAGCGTCCGGAGGGAACTCCTCGCGGGCGTTTTCTTTTTCCCCATAACGCGGATCCCGACTCTGCCGCCGGCCATCCCGGCGGCGCGCATGCGTTTGTCCGCCTTGCCCCAAATCAGAGACCCGCCCCATGGACCTTGTCTTCGCGCCAAGCGAGATCGAGACGTGGCCGATCGACCGGCTGCGCCCCTATGCCCGCAATGCCAAGATGCACGGCGACGACCAGGTGGCGAAGATCGCCTCCAGCATGGCAAAGTTCGGCTGGACAGTGCCCTGCATGGTGGCCGACGATGGCGAGCTGATCGCCGGGCATGGCCGGGTGCTGGCGGCAACCATGCTGGGGCTGAGCGAGGTGCCGGTGATCCGGCTTGGTCATCTCGACGAGGCGGAACGCCGGGCCTACCGGATCGCCGACAACAAGCTCACCGAGCTGGGCGAGTGGGACGAGGCTATGCTGCGCGACGAGATCGCGGGGTTGCTGGCAGAGGATTTCGACCTGACGCTGCTGGGCATCACCGACGAGGACCTCGATGCGCTGCTGCAGGACCCCGAGGCGCTGGGTGGGGATGGCCCGGTTGAGGGGGAAGACGATGTGCCGGAGGCTCCGGTCACGCCGGTATCTGTCGCGGGCGACCTTTGGCAACTCGGTGCGCACCGGCTGATCTGCGGCGACAGCACGTCCGCCGATGTGATCGGACAGCTGCTGGGCGATGTGAAACCTCAGCTGATGGTCACCGACCCGCCCTATGGCGTCGCGTATGATCCAGGCTGGCGCAACCAGGCGGGCGCGGCCAGCACCAAGCGCACGGGCAAGGTGCTGAACGACGACCGCGCCGACTGGCGCGAGGCCTGGGCGTTGTTTCCGGGCGATGTCGCCTATGTCTGGCATGGCGCGCTGCATGCCGGAGAGGTGGCCGACAGCCTGACCGCGTCGGGCTTCGCCATCCGGTCGCAGATCATCTGGGCGAAGGACCGGCTGGTGCTCAGCCGCGGCGATTACCACTGGCAGCACGAGCCCTGCTGGTATGCCGTGCGCGCAAAGGGAAAGGGGCATTGGGCGGGGGATCGCAAGCAGACGACGCTGTGGCAGATCGCCAGCCGCGATCAGGATGCCGAGACCGTGCACGGCACGCAGAAGCCAGTGGAGTGCATGCGCCGCCCGATCCTGAACAACTCGGCCCCCGGTCAGGCGGTCTATGAGCCCTTCATGGGATCCGGGACCACGCTGATCGCAGTGGAAACCACCGGGCGCGTCTGCTACGGTGTCGAGCTGAACCCGGCCTATGTCGATGTCGCCATCGAGCGTTGGCAAGCCTTCACCGGCGAGGACGCGGTCCTGACGGAGACCGGCGAGAGTTTCGTGGCGCTGAAGGCGAAGAGGCTTGCCGCATGACTGTGCCCCTTCTGCCGGGCCAGATCGCGCAGTGGCCGTTGGCCAGTCTCAAACCCTATGCGCGCAATGCCAAGACCCACGACGCCGACCAGGTGGCGCGGATCGCCGCAAGCATGGCCGAGTTCGGCTGGACGGTACCCTGCCTTGTGGCTGCGGACGGCGAGTTGATCGCAGGCCATGGCCGCGTCCTGGCCGCCGCACAGCTGGGGCTGACTGAGGCGCCGGTCATCGTGCTGGACCATCTGACCGAGGCGCAGCGTCGGGCCTACCGGATCGCCGACAACAAACTCACCGAGCTCGGCGGCTGGGACGAGGCGCTGCTGCTGGAAGAACTGCGCGGGTTGCTGGCCGAGGACTTCGATCTCGGGCTGATCGGCATTCCCGAGGACGAGCTGGACGCCCTGCTGCATGATGCCGATGTCGACGACCGCGCGCCCATCGACGATGACACCGCGGACACGATCCCCGAGCCCCCGGCCGAGCCGATCACGCGCCCGGGCCACATCTGGGCGTTGGGCGACCACCGGCTGATCTGCGGCGATGCCACCGATCCGGCGGTGGTGGCGCGGCTGATGCAGAATGAGGCGGCCACACTGGTGTTCACCTCCCCGCCCTACGCGCAGCAGCGCGACTATGGCGCAGCAAAGGAGAATCTCGGCGATTGGGATGCGCTGATGCAGGGTGTCTTTGCCGCAGTTCCTGTCACGGGTTCCGCTCAGCTTCTGGTTAATCTCGGCCTGGTCCACCGCGATGGCGAGTGGATCCCGTACTGGGAGGGCTGGGTCGCCTGGATGCGCACGCAAGGGTGGAGACGGTTCGGCTGGTATGTGTGGGATCAGGGGCCGGGCCTACCCGGCGACTGGAATGGGCGGCTCGCGCCCTCGCACGAGTTCATCTTCCACTTCAACCGCGCGCCGCGCAAACCGCACAAGACCGTGCCCTCCAAGCACGCGGGCGAAACCCTCGGCGGCGGTGGGCTGCGCACGACGGAAGGCCAGGTCAGGCCCAAGACCGGCACCGGCAACGCGATCCAGAGCCACCGCATTCCCGACAGCGTCTTCCGCGTCATGCGCCACAAGGGCGGGCTGGGGGCCGCCGGAAAACACCCCGCGGTGTTCCCGGTGGCGCTGGTCGAGGCGGTGCTCACGGCCTTCACCGATCCCGGCGATCTGGTCTGCGAGCCGTTCTGCGGCTCGGGCAGCCAGCTGGTCGCGGCAGAGCGCGCCGGGCGACGCTGCTACGCGGTCGAGCTGGATCCGGCCTATTGCGATGTGGCCGTGCGGCGCTGGGAATTGGCGACCGGGCGAACAGCCAGTCAGATCCTCGAACAAGAGGAGGCAGTGAAACCTGCGCGCCGCAAGAGGACGCGCGCATGACGCAGTCGCGCCGCATGTCGCTCATCGAGGCAATAACCAACGTTGCGGTGGGTTATGCGTTGGCGGTCGCCTCGCAGATCGTGGTGTTCCCATGGTTCGGTGTGCAGGCGAGCCTCGGCGAGAACCTGGCGCTGGGCGGGGTCTTCACCGGCATATCGCTCCTTCGCAGTTACGCGCTGCGCAGGCTGTTCGAAGCCGCGCAAGGACGATAGCGTGCGTCGGCAGTGCGGACAAAGCGGGCATTGGTCAGAGGCCCGGCGGCCTGATGATCGCAAACGCCCTCACGTTACCTAATGAACTTGCAATCCTAACCTGTGTTAGTGGGACGCCACATTTTAAGCGGTATGAACCGCCTGTTTGCTGCGGTCGGAGGAGGGCTGCGGCGGGCACGACAGACGGAGCTCGTGCGCTTTTTACGAGAACCATTCAGTTGCGTCCAGGATTTGTAATTTTGCGATGTTTTCAAAAGTCATGTTCATGAGTTCCGTCGGTTGCCCCCCAAGGCAAGCTATTCGATGTCCTTGAATGGGAAGGGAATGAAATGAACATTATTCAGTTGAATAGGCAGCTGATCGAGGTCGAGCGTCTGATTGCTTCGGATGGCTATGAAGCGAAAACGCAAGGCATGGTTCTATTGCGCGATCTGATCGCCACCTCGACGCCGAGGCCCGTCCCCACGCTCCGATTGGTTGATGACGATAATCGTTTCAACAACAAGCCTGTGTGAACGCGGTCGATAGGAACCACGATTCACGAGACGACCGCTCGGCACCTTGCCGCTCCGGCCCGTTTGCGGCATAACGCCTCCTCAGTCTCATCTTGAAAAAAAGATCGATCAGGGCTCCAAGCCGTCACCTGACCCTTTTGGTCGGACTTGGCGGATCCCCAATCAGCCTGACCGGCGGCAGCGTGGGATCGTGTCACGCGATTCGATGCACCGTTCCTCGTCCTTGTTCCTTCGCTGAAGTGATCGCGAGACCGAGCTTCTTCTTGAGCCCGCCCGAGATCATGCCTCTCGCTGAATGCGGCGCCCATCCCGTCACCTCGACGATCTCACCAATGGACGCCCCCTCGGGCCGCTGAAGCAGCGTGATGATCTGGGCCTGTTTCGTGCCTGCCCGGACGGCGACGGGTTTTGGGGCATCGGTCGATTGGGGCGTCGGCGCGGGATCCGGCCTGGCCTTGCGCGGATTGGTCACCGTGTTGGCCGCGACCGGCTCGATCCCGATCGCTTCGAGCCCGGCCTCGGTGGCGACGAGCGTGGTGCCATGACCATCGCCGGTCTCGCGCCAGAGCGGATCACCGCGGCGCAGGTCGGCCTCGACCTCTTGGAGCCAGCCGCGCGCGATCATCGCGGCGACAGACTTCTTCGCGGCGGCCCCGTGCAGCCCGTCGGGCAGTGGCATGGCCAGATTGCCGGGACGGGTGGCCGCGCGGCTGAGGACGATGGACTGGGTATCGGTGAGTTTTGGCATGGGAGCCTCTTGTGCTGACGGGGCGGCGCGGTATTGCGCGGCCTCCTACCGGGTGAAGCCCGCCAGTCGGCGGGCCATCCGGGGTCAAAACCGGACGGGTTACTTTTCGTATTCACCCTCGCCGAAAGCGCTGTCTGTGATGCGCTTGAGCAAGCCGTTGTAGTGATCCAGCGTGCCGACCATCGCCCAGCCCACCTCGTCGGGATGGCAGTTGAAGTGGTCGTCGCTGAGTGCCTGCAGGCGCGCGAGCCTCTCGTCGATCTCTGCTTTCTTGCCGATGAAGGCGTTCAAAGCGTTCGACCGGTTCCTCGAACCGGTGGCGGAACCGGTCTCACCCTTGTTCCTTCGTGCCTTCTCGGCGCGCAGCTGGTGGCGGGGCGTGGTTTGCGGGTTCAGGCGGGTCATGGTCTGGCTCCGTTGGGTGGGTTGCATCGCTTCCGTAGCATCATGATCGCTCTGGCGGACCGGAAAGTGTAGGCAAATCAGCATCATAAGATTGCGTTCTGCCCCGGTTCTGATCAGATCAGCCCCATGCCCGCCAGCACGGTGCTGGCGGCGGCAAGCTGACTGGTGGGCAGTTCGATCTTGAGATGCGAGATCACGTCCGACGCCTCGGCATCGATCCCGGCCTCGCGCAGCGCGGCCTCGATGGTGTCGGCGACGGCGTCGGGGTTCTTGCGACTCAAAGGGTCGGGCAGCGTGTCGTGATCGATGCGGATGGTGGTGATGGCGGTCATGCGGTGTCTCCGTGCTGCTGTTCCATCATGGCCACGATGGCGCAGGCCATCCCGCCGAGGTATTCGCTGCGGCGAAAGACGATCTCGTCTATGTCGTTTGCCGTGGTGATCGCGGGATCGACCGCGAGGTCCTCTGCCATATGCGGCAGCAAGCGGGCGGCCTCGGTGTTGTAGCGTTGGGCGATGGTCATGGGCGTGTCTCCGATCAGGCTGTGTTGTCCTGATCCGAGAATCGCTCCGATCCGGAGCGTAATCAACTGAATTAGACGATCTTAACCGTTTATATTCAACGGACTAAGGGGGCGCATTGGGTCATGGAAGGTCTCTCTGAGCGTGCCTATGCCGCGCATTCCAGGCTCTCGCGCGGGGCCGTGCAGAAAGCGCGCAAGACGGGGCGGCTGGTGCTGTATCCGGACGGCTCGATCAACGCGGCCGCCTCGGATGCGCGGCGAGCAGAGATGACGGATCCGGATCAGCAGCACAGGTCCGCGGGTGGTGTCGGGAATGGCGACACGGCTGGCGCGGTTTCCGGTCCCGGCGACAGCGCCTCGTATCTGAAGGCCCGCACAGCGCTGACGGTCTACCAGGCGCAGGAGCGTCAGCTATCGATCCAGCGCAAGAAGGGCGTTCTGGTGGATCGCGCGCGGGCCGAGACGCTGGTCTTCCGCCTCGCGCGGCAGGAGCGCGATGTCTGGGTGACCTGGCCCACGCGCGTGGCCGCCTTGATGGCCGCGCAACTGGCCGCAGAGATGGAAGCCGCATCAGGGGAGGCCGTGACGATCGAGACGGCGATCCTGCAAAGGGTGCTGGAAGCGCATGTCCGAGAGCAGCTCACCGCCCTCGCAGACCTCCGGGTCTCGCTTGAATGACGGACATCATGACGAGGGATTGAACGGCGACGACCTGACCGCGGACCTTGATCTCGGCTTTGAGGGCGCCGAGGTCATCCTGCGCGCCTGGCGGCGCGGCCTAGGTCCCGATCCGGATCTGACCGTGTCGGGCTGGGCGGATGCGCATCGCTGGCTGTCGTCGCGCGCCTCGGCCGAACCCGGGCGGTACCGCACCGTGCGCACGCCCTACCTGCGCGCCATCATGGATGCGCTGTCACCCGGCCACTCCGCACAGCGGATCTCGTTCATGAAAGCCGCGCAGGTGGGCGCGACCGAGGCCGGCAACAACTGGATCGGGTTCGTGATCCACCACGCGCCGGGGCCGATGCTGGCGGTGTTGCCCACGGTGGAAATGGCCAAGCGCAGCTCGCGCGGGCGGATCGATCCGCTGATCGAGGACAGCGCGGCGCTGAAGGAGCGCGTCAGGCCCGCGCGCTCGCGGGACGCGGGCAATTCGATGCTGTCCAAGGAGTTCCCCGGCGGCATCCTCGTGCTCACCGGGGCCAACTCGGCCACCGGCCTGCGCTCGATGCCGGCGCGTTACGTGTTTCTCGACGAGGTCGATGCCTATCCGGCCTCGGCCGACGAGGAGGGTGACCCGGTCACGCTGGCCGAAGCCCGCACCACCACCTTCGCGCATCGGCGCAAGGTGTTCATGGTCTCGACGCCGACCATCCGCGGGCTGAGCCGCATCGAGCGCGAGTTCGAGGCCAGCGACCAGCGGCGGTATTTCGTGCCGTGCCCGCATTGCAAGGCGATGCAGTGGCTGCAGTTCGAGCGGCTGCGCTGGGACAAGGACCAGCCGGAGACCGCAGCCTACCATTGCGAGGGCTGCGCGCGCCCCATCGCCGAGCATCACAAGACGGCGATGCTGGAACGGGGCGAGTGGCGGGCAACAGCGACGGCGACGGACCCGACGGCCATCGGGTTCCACCTCTCGGCGCTCTACTCACCGATCGGCTGGAAAAGCTGGGCGCAGATCGCGCGCGACTGGCTGGCAGCACAAGGCTCGGACGAGATGCTGCGCGCGGCGCGCAACACGCTGCTGGGCGAGACATGGGTCGAGAGCGGCGAGGCGCCGGACTGGCAGCGGCTCGCGGACCGGCGCGAGACCTATCCGGCACAGATCCCGGAACAGGGTCTGTTCCTGACCGCCGGCGCGGATGTGCAGAAGGATCGCATCGAGGTCGATGTCTGGGCCTGGGGTCGAGGTCTGGAAAGCTGGCTCGTGGATCACATCGTGATCCCGGGTGGGCCTGACGATCCCGCCTGCTGGGAGACGCTGACGGCACTGCTGGGCCGTACATGGACGCACGAGAAGGGCGCGGTCATGACATTGGCGAAACTCGCCATCGATACCGGCTACGAGTCCGCCGCCGTCCATGCCTGGGCGCGTCAGCAGGGCACGGCGCAGGTGGCGCCGGTCAAGGGGCTGGAAGGCTTCAACCGGGCGACGCCGGTCTCGGGGCCGACCTTCGTCGATGCCACGGTAAACGGCCGCAAGCTGAAACGCGGCGCGCGGCTCTGGAGCGTGGCCACCGCCACCTTCAAGGCCGAGACCTATCGCTATCTGCGGCTGGAGCGCGCGACAGAGGAAGAGGCACCCAACCCGGCCGGCACGATCCACCTGCCTGACTGGGCCGACAGCGAATGGCTGAAACAGCTGGTCGCCGAGCAGCTGGTCACGATCCGCAACAAGCGCGGCTACGCCCGGCAGGAATGGCAGAAGATGCGCGAGCGCAACGAGGCGCTCGATATCCGCATCTATGCAAGGGCTGCGGCGTGGATCCTCGGCGCGGACCGGTTCGACGCGCGGATGTGGCAGAGCCTCGAGAAACAGGCCGGGGTGGAGACCGCCACCCCCGAGCCGGACGCGGCACCCGAGACACCCACCGAGCCGCAAGCGGGGCGCGTGACCACACCCCGGCGACGCGGCTGGCGGGTGAGCACGCCCAAGTACATGGAATGAGCATGACCCTCGACGATCTCAAACGCCACCACGGCGCGCTGCTGACCGCGCGCTACAGCGGCACGCGCAGCGTCAGCTATGACGGCAAGACCGTGACCTATGGCTCGGACGCGGAACTGGCGGCCGCGATCGCGGATATCGAGCGGCGGATCGCGGCGCTGGACCGCACCGGCCGTCGCATCCTCCGCCCCCATGCCGCGAAGGATCTGTGATGAGTGCGATTAACTGGCGGCAACGCCTCGGCGCCTTCATCGGCGGGTTCGACGCGGGCCAGCACCACCGCCGTCTGCGCGGGTTCCGCGCCACCCGCGCGCATGTCAACGCGCTGATTGCGGCAAGTGGTCCCGATATCACGGCGCGCGCCCGGTGGCTGGTGCGCAATAACGGCTATGCGGTGAATGCCGTCGAAAGCTGGGCGGCCAATACCGCGGGAGACGGGATCAAGCCGATCTCGAAGATCGCGGATCCAGCCCGCAAGGAAGAGCTGCAGCGGCTGTGGCTGGCCTGGACCGACGAGGCCGATGCCGAGGGGCTGACCGACTTCTACGGGCTGCAGCGCCGGGCGGCACGCGAGGTGTTCATCGCCGGTGAGGTGTTTTTCCGCATCCGGCCGCGGCGGGCGGGCGACGGGTTGAGCGTGCCGCTGCAGCTGCAGATGCTGCCCGCGGAAATGCTGCCGCTGGAACAGAGCGGCACCGCTGCGAACGGGAACGCAATCCGTCAGGGCATCGAGTTCGACCGGATCGGGCGTCGCGTCGCCTATCACTTCCTGCGCCGTCACCCGGGCGATAGCACGGAGCCGGGCCTTGCCGGCGAGATCACGCGAGTGCCGGCCTCCGAGGTGATCCATGTGATCGACCCGGTCGAGGGCGGTCAGCTGCGAGGCGTCTCGAAACTGGCGCCGGCCATCGTGAAGCTGTTCCTCCTCGACCAGTATGACGATGCCGAGCTCGACCGGAAGAAGGTCGCGGCGATGTATGCGATGTTCGTCACGTCGCCGGCGCCGGAAAACCCGCTGGCCCCGCCCGGCGACGAGGACGACCCGGGCGGCGTCGAGATCAGCCCCGGACAGGTGGTGCGGCTCGATCCGGGCGAGGATGTCACCGTCGGCCAGCCCGCCGATAGCGGCGCGACCTACGAGCCGTTCCAGTACCGCACGCTGCTGCAGATCTCGGCGGCGCTGGGCATCCCTTATCCGTATCTGGCCAATGACATGGTGAAGGGAAACTTCTCGAACTCGCGCCTGGCCCTGATCGAGTTCCGCCGTCGCGTCTCGGCCTGGCAGCATTCGGTGATGGTGTATCAGCTTTGCCGCCCGGTCTATGCGCGCTGGATGGATGCGGCCGTGCTGTCGGGGGCGCTGGCCCTGCCACGATACGAGACCAACCGATCCCGCCTGCTCACTGCCGACTGGCTGCCGACCAAATGGGACTGGGTCGATCCCCTGAAGGACGCCAATGCCGAGATCGCCCAGATCGAGGCGGGGCTCAAATCCCGCACGCAGGCCATCGCCGAGCGCGGCTTTGACGCCGAGCAGGTCGACCGCGAGATCGCCGCCGAACACGCCCGCGAGCGCGCACTGGGCCTCGATTTCCGCCGTCCGGGATCGCCCGCACAGGGCGCGGAGGGCGCAGCGGACGTGCCGGTTGACGGGGATGATCGAGACGGGACCCCGTCTGACGACGCCGACGACGATGACCACACCGCGGAGACCCGCCCGCGCCCAGACGAGGACCAGCCCTGATGCTTCACGCCCGCATTGCCGCGCGCGCGTTCAACACGCCGCTGCTGGTCGAGCCCGCCAAGGCCATGGCGTTCCTGTCGGGGCTTGGGCCTCGGATCCTCGGGCGGCAGGTGGAGATTGCGAATGAGGACGCGTTGGCGGGTGCGGCGCCGCTACCCGCCCGTGCCAGCATTCTGGCTGGTGGCCTTGCTGAAAGCCTGCGCCAGTACGGTGACGCGCCCTATCCGGTGGTCGACGGCATCGCGGTGATCGAGATCTCCGGCGTGTTGATCCACCGCGGTGGCTGGATCGGGGAGTCTTCGGGCCAGACCAGCTATGAGGGGATCGCCGCGCAGATCGAGGCGGCCGCCGGCGATCCTGCCGTCCGGGGCGTGGCTCTGGAGATCGACAGCTTCGGCGGCGAGGTCGCCGGCGTCTTCGATCTCGCCGACCGCATCCGCGCGTTGCGGCGCGCCAAGCCGGTCTGGGCCTTTGTGGCCGAACACGCCTTCTCGGCTAGCTACGCGCTGGCCTCCCAGGCAAACCGCATCCTGCTGCCGCGCACCGGCGCGGTCGGCAGCATCGGAGTTGTCGTCATGCATGCCGATCTGAGCGGACAGCTCGACCGGGACGGCGTGCGTGTGACGTTGATCCATGCGGGATCCCACAAGGTCGACGGCAATCCCTACGCGCCACTGCCCGACGCGGTCCGCGACGATATTCAGCGCGAGATCGACGTGCTGCGGTTTCTCTTCGCCGAGACCGTCGCCGCGGGTCGCGCCGGG